GCTTGGTGTGGCACTTGCGGTCGCGCACCACCTTGTTCAAAACGGAACACTCCACCGAGAAGGTCGGCCCAACGGCAAAGTTGAGGTCTAGCACCTCCTGGAAGTCCGACTCCGTGGAGTCTGCCGCCCCTTGCTGGATCTCGGCCTGTCGTTCGCTAACGGGGATTTCATCATGGCTGGGGCAAAGCCTGGCGTAAGTGTCGAGGCAGTAGTTAAAAAAGTCGCCCGCTTCCTTTTCAACTCCGGCCACAAACTCCCGCCCCATCTCCCTCCATGGGCTGACGGGGGGCGTGATCTCGCAAATGATCATGCGCCTAAAGTCGGCTACGTCCGTCTTGATGGACGGCTCGTTGTTGGACACAAAGATGAATTTACAGTTGTTTTTCACCTTATAGGGCTTACGTCCCTTGTGTTCCACCACCATAAACTTGTCGCCAGTGAGGGCCTTAAACTTCCCTGAGCTGGTAAACTTGGTGTTCTCGGCATCGTCGAAGATGGCCACCCGTTTGTTTTCGATGTTGGTGTTCCAAAACCTGGCCGACCCGTCCGACTCCGGCACGTTGACGCTGACGGCAGCCTCGCCAAAGATCTCGTGCAGCGCGGCAGTCAGCGTCGATTTGCCGTCTTTACCTGGCCCATAAAACCACACAAACTGGTGGCGATAGCTTTCGTCGTGCCAAAGGCTGCCAATAAAAGCGCAAAACGCGGGGGCATCGTTCATCCTGTCGAGGATCGACTTGGTGTGGGGTATATCCTCTAGCCTTACGCCCTCTTTTCTGTCAAAATTCAGCCTGTGGAAAACGTATTCCTCCTCCGAGCGAAAACCGATTTCCCGTGGCGTTTGGATCGGGGTGGCTAGTTTTATCCAACACCTAGCCACCTCGTCTGCGTCGCGCGCAGTAAGGGCGTAGTAGTCGCCCTGCTTCATGGCGAGGGTGTATATTTCGTCCGACACGACGGCAAAACTCGCTGGCGCATATGTTCTGGTTTCGTGGTTGCACTCAAGTATTCGGCGCTCTTTGTTGTCGCCCAAAAAAACATGGTACTTGTTTAGCGTGTTAAAAATACTCGCTATCTCAGCATACTTCATGGCCTTACTTACTTTTTTCATTCCTCAAATTCCTTTCGGCAGACAGCACAGTCCGTTCAATCTCAACCAGGTTAAAGTTATTTAAGACACAAATAGCCGCTACAATTTCATCTTTGGTGAACCCCCTCCTAAACATCTCCTTGGCCGTAATAAAAGTGTTCCTATTCCTCGTGCCTAGTGGCCAAACCTCCGAAAGCATGACCCTGACCTGCACCGGCATAATGCGGCTTTGCGTTACCTCCACCGCAAGGGGCCTGGGCAGCTCGGCCACCTTGTCCCAAACGTCGGCCTCCGCCCCCTGGGCACAAGCCACCGGCTCTTTGCACGGGAAGAAATAACGCCCCAAGTCCTTGCACTGCCGGTCGGCGGGGTAGTGGCGTAGGGCGTACTCCACATTTTGTCGATACTGGGCCTCGTCCTCAATTACCGTGGTCCACCGCATGGCCACACGAAACTTGTGCTTTTCCGGCGTGTGGCTCCAGGTTGTGCCGATCCAGTGGCACATGTCTTTAAATTCGCGGGTGGCGTCGCCCAACGTAAACTTGCCGTCGTCAAAGTCCAGCACCAGCCAGTTGGCCCTTAAAAACTGGTCGCCCCTGCGCACGCCGTCCCTCCAGATGATGGGCGACCAGACGTGGGCAAGGGCTATTTCGGCCATAATTTCTGGTGATTCGCTGTCGTCGTAGACCACAAAGCCACGACCATATTTTGCGGAATCTGCTTTGGACTTCGGTTTTTCGTAGTGGAAAGAAAACATTTGTGTTAAATAGTCCCCCGTTCATTCAGCAAGATATTAGTGTCCGTAAACCCGTGGGTCGCCGCTCACGGGTTTTCTCTTTAGTGTTAAATGGATTTAAGCAAGTCCACCACGCCCTCCACGTTTCTGGCCAAGCAGTAAATGCCGCCGTTTTTTGTTACGGCCTCGCGGAAGTTGCGCTGTGATTTGCGCAACGTGGCTTCGCCCGTCTTTACCTCGATGGCCACAAAACGCCCACGGCAAACACCCAATATGTCGCTCGACCCCTTGAGGCCAAAGCGCACAAAGGAACCGCTCGGCATCTTGACGGCACCAGTTTCGTTCTTCCAAAAAAGGCCAAATCTAGGGTTAATTGCGATCAAAATATCTCCAATCAGTCCGTGGTGCAGTTCAACGTAAGAGCGCATTAATCTGGTTCCAGTAGCCGCTGGCCACCTTTTGCCCGAATTTTTCCTTCAACCGGAAATAAACCCACCCAGGTTTAAGCCCGCGTTTGCGTGCAATGGCGATCAGCTTGTTCAGTTCGAGAGAGGGGTTAACTATGCCCTTACCCACCGAGACTTGAAAACCTGAATCCAAAACCTCGCGTGATTCTAGGGGCTTCTTTATGGTTTTTACAAACCCACAAAAACTGCATGATTTCCCGCGAAAAGCCGCAAAACACTCTTCGCAAATATTAACCGCTGGCTGGTCGTTTAATTTTTTAAATTTGATTTTATTCTTTAAATCGCCAAGATTAAAGGGCACCTCGTCCTCAATAAACCCATGCGTGGCCACGTTGTTGGCATGGTCCAGCACCAGAAAATGGTCCTTATCTTTATAAAGCCTGGTCCCCCGCCCGATGGCCTGTATGTGCCAGTTGAGCGACTGCGTGGGCCGACAAAGGATAACCCCCGCCAAGCATGGAATGTCCACGCCCACGCTAAACACGTTGACGTTGACCACCACATGGACCGCGCCCGACTCTAGGCCCTCGATAATCTTTTGGCGTTCGGCCAGGGGGGTTTTGTCGGTCACGATCCTTGCGCTATAACCGGCGGCATTGAACCTTTCGCAAATCATTTCCGCATGCTGTTTGTTGATGGCAAAACACACGGCGGGTTTACCGCCCAAAAGCTTTGTGTACCAAGCCACGGCGTCGCCATAGATTTTGGGCGAATAGGCCCGCGCCAGGTCGTTTAGGTTATAGTCGCCCCCCGTGGTCTTAACGCCCCGTAGGTCCACCTTAGAGGGCGAATAATACTTGGCGCGCACAAGGTAGCCTTGCCTCACCAAGTCTTCATGCGTTATGGGCCTCACCACATGGTCGGCAATGTGGGCCAGCGACTTGTTGACGTAGGGTGTGGCGGTGAAGGAAATTATTTTTTTATAGTGCGGGGCCAGCCACCTAAACGACTCACTTACGGCAAAGTGCGCTTCGTCTATTAAAAGTAGGTTGTTTACAGGCGTAATCTTGCGGCTGACCAGCGTGTCGATGCTGCAAACCTGTATCGGTTTTTCTAGGTCGTAAAGCCTGTGGCCAGCCATAATAACGCCATGGTCGATCCCGCGCTTTGTTAGGCGTTGGCTAGCGTTTTCAACAAGCTGGCGACCCCGCACAACCAACACACCTTGGCCCGCGCGTTTAAGCAGCTCGCAAAAAATCTCGCTCTTACCCGACCCCGTGGACAGGTGGACCATCACGCGGTTGGAGCCAGAGCGGTCTATTTCCTCGATTGTTTTTAGTTGGTAGTCGCGTAGTTGCACAAATAAAAATCCCGCACGCTGACGTTTCGGGGACCAACCTTAGACGCAGGGGCGGGAGTCCTTGTATTATACGTTATTTAGAATTTAATGTCGTCGAAATTTTGGCTTGGTATGCCCAGTCCAGCAAAAAGCCTAGCAGCCTCCTCAACGGAAACGCCCCCACGGATGCCGCCCCGCGCCTGGGTTTCGTCGTCTATCCAACGGACGCGCGGATACATTTTGTCGTCCATGCCAGGTTCGTGAACTACCGTTATTTTAAAGGTCTTTTCCGTGTCTAGCGCACCCCCTGGAATCCCTGCCGCCAGTAGCGGCAAGTTGCCGTTGCGCAGCCCCAGTTGTGCGAGCGTGGCCTTGGTGCCGACCACGGTTTTATCCGTAAAATAGCCGGTCCAATAGACGGGCTGGTCCTGTTCTTTTACCCTAAAGGCCACCAGCACCGTGGGTGCCCCTGCCTTCGTGGTCTTGATGCCGTACTCGACAATTTTGCCGTCGTATTTGCCTGGTTGTAACATGGTCTTTCCCCTTAACTCTGTGCGCCAAGCCTAACTTGGACGCGGTTTTTAATTGCAAGCAACTTCGTCACGTCGTCGCCCGCCTTCTCGATGGCTTCAATAACTTTTTTGCGCAACTCGTCGTCCCGCACCTGAGGGAGCAGCTCGGCCAGTTCGCTCTTGAGGTCTTCTAGGGCTTTCCCACCCGTGCTGCCGCGCACCATTAGGTCGTATTGGTCCCAGCTCAAGGGCAACTGGAAGGGCAAGTTAAACCGATTTTTTGCGTCAAAAGCTGGCCTCCACTCCGTATACATGACGCGGGCACCGTCGCCGATCGCACGGTGTTTTTGGCCGTCCTTTTTGGTGAACGTCTCAAACTTGGCGAAAAGGACGCAGTCCACAAACTCGCGCAGCAGGGCGGCAGCTTTCTTGTTTAGCTTGAGGGTGTAGCGGTCATAGTCGGCCTGGAGCGTGGGGTCGCTATGCTTGGTCACTTCAACATGGCCGATTAATATGATGTTCATACCGCGTTTGGCGCGTAGGTTAGAGAGCAGGGAAGTAAACTCTTTCCACCGCCTAACGGCCTCGACGTAACCCTTGCCGAACCCGCCATCGACCTTTTCGATATTAATCACACCAGCGTCGCGGCAGATAGATTCAAAAAGGATCGGTTCCAGCCAGTCGATGCTGTCGACCACCAGTGTTTTAAAGTCGTGTGCCTCGGTGGTCAACTCGCCGATGGCCGCTAGCACTTCGCCCCAGTCTTTAGGCGCAGGAAACCGTGCCACGTCTAATTGGTTGCTGCCCGCTTCCGGCCCTATAAAAATGGGCTTTGGTGCGCTTGCAGCCCAGCTCGACTTGCCTATCCCGTCCGTCCCATTCAGCATCACAAGATGCGGCTGCTCGATCTTTCCCGTAACGACTCTACTCAGTAAACTCATAACCATGGTCCCCTAAAAAATGAGGTTAAAAATAAACCGTAACCACACGGCCTCGATCAACCCCAAGAAAAACAAAAAACAGATTTCAAAAAATGAATTAAAAATACTCACTTGAGCTTCTCCATGGCATACACCACAAGCGGGCGCGGCGCGTTGTGTTGGATCAAGAATTTGGCGATCTCAAAGTCCGCATCGTTTGTCGGTTTTTGTTTTTGTTTGCAGCGTTTTTGCATATTCCACCCCAAATGCTCGCCGATCTTACGGTGGCACTCCATATCGAGCGCCATTTGGTAGGTCACTCGGTCGTTCTTTGCCCATTCTGTGAGCGACTTATACTTCTTAGCTGCATCTAATAATCTTTGATCCATCGACGCCTATGCTCCCAATTCTGTGGTTGTCTGGCACCTTTGCCAGGATTTCCTCTACTGTTACAAGGCCCGCCAAGTAGTCGCGCTCAAGTTGGGCTGCGCCCTTAAACCTGAGCGGTTTAAAGTCTTCTTTGACTTTGGCTGGCGGGATTTGCTTTAACACCAAGTCCCAAAAACTGGACAACTCGGTAAAGAGGCGATCCATGGCATCGTAGTTTCTTTTAAGCTCGACCAGCGCACCCTTGCGCCCATCAAAACTGTAGTAGTGGACACGCTCGGCACCTGTCACAAATAGCTGGTGTTGGCATTGCCAAAAGTATTTTTCGGGCACCTGGCCCGCTAGGGCTGCGGCATGGTCGGCGGCGCTGGGGCATTTGATCTCTAACACCGTCCCCTCGTGGTAACCATCCAGCGATGCGCGCAGCCAAGGATAGTCCTTGTGGACGGCCAAGATCGGCGGCGCTTCCACGCCGTACATAAGCTCGTAGTCGGCCCGTGCCATCGGCTCCAGCAGGTTACCGCGCTCGGCAGCCCAGGGCGTAGGCTCTTCGGGCGAGCGCCCTAGCTTGTCCAGCCAAAGGCCATAGCGCGTCTTATAGGGGCTAACGCCCATCACTGTCGGCGCGTCACTTGCGCCAAGTCCCTCGCGCCGCCACGCGAGCCATGCCTGTCGGTCCATACAGGTGTCTCCTTGCTGTGGGTGGCATTATACGCTTTGCAAGAAAAAAGGGAAACCGTAAAAACGATTTCCCCCCTCGATGCACCACAGGATTGGAGCGCCTATATTAATTTGTGTTCCATGCCCAGTAAATAGGCATATATCATCGCATACAAATTGTTCTCGCTGGTGGCCCTCAAGATGATCTTTTCGTTACGATAAAGAAAATGACCACCAAAATTAGTAGTGTAATGGTACTCTCCCACCCCAATGCTATTTAACCGCTTGATTAATTGGTTCCATTGCATTTCATAAAATCCCGTTTTAAAAACTTGACTTTACCCGCCGTATTATTAAGGTCTGCCGGTGGTGCGTACTTACAATAGTAAACGTCCTTGGTCCCGCAAACCACATGGGCGCACCCCAGCTCGGTGGTGTCCTGCCAAACCATCCGCACAAAACTTGGTCCCCGCCTTAGAAACTCCATATACCACCGATCCTGCGCCTTGACCTGGCCCAAGGATTCCCCGTAGCCGATGGAATCGCCCGTGCCCTCGGCCTTAAGGTCGCACTTGAGAGCCGCCACCTTCGCCTGGTGGGCCAGCGTGTCGTTCCAGGTAACTCTGGGCGCATCGTGCCAACACCTTTTCAAGTTGTGAAAGATCAGGAAAGTTTGCTTTTCAACCAACGTCGTATTGTCCACCACCACGGGATCGCTGGCGCTGTCGTCGTAGGGCGGCAGCTCCACCACGGGTGGTACTTCACTAGACTGGTTATGGTAAGTGGGTTCCTGCTCGTTTGAACAAGCGGCAAACAATAAAAAGACGACAAGATAGATCATGGTTTTCCCTTCCACGTTTTAAGGCTCGGCGTCACCCAGACCCAGAGCGCATGGTTTTTGGCGTGCTGCACAACGGACGCCGCACACTTTTTGCGTAGCCAGTAGTAGCGTTGCACTTCGACGGCGCAAAGATAGCACGACACCCTGTGCATCCGGCTTTCGGCACTGTTAAGCCGCTCGACGCGCTCGTGGTCGTCTGGCTTGACCACAAAATACGCGCCGCTCGACCAGTCGGAAACCTTGGTTTCTTCGATCATGGCAGCTATTTCGCAGTCGGCTCGCATCACTCCCCCGTGGCAAGAATTATAAGCGCCAACACCGCCGACCAAACGGCAATGAGGGCACTATCTAAGTTTATCAGTGAGTGTATTAATTCTAGCACGTTACAAAGACTTAAACACAACCGCCACGGTCACGCCGCCTTCTTTTGCCACGACCTTGACCATGGGCATGGTTCGCGCAGCAATACAGATAGTCGGCTCTAAAACCGCGTCGGGCATGTCCTTAATTTTGGTCAGGCGCAAAACGTCGCACCCTTCGGGCGTGAGGCCTACATAGTTGAGGTAAAACTCGGTGGCTTGTTTAGCCCCCTTGGCCCGCAGCTCGGCCATAAACTTGGCGCTCAAAAAATCGTTCTCGATATTGCGGTTCATGTCGAACGACTTACGGCCCACCACCGTTTCGACCGTGGCACCGCCGCCTATAGTGGTGAATTTTTCATCACGCGCCACTACTTCTAGGCGCATCTCGCCCGCCCGTACGAGATTAGACGACAAAGCAGGGTCTAGGACATAGTCCCCACGAGTGCCAACCTCTAAAGTTTTGGGTTGAGGATCAACCACCACCACGCGCCGACCGTCGGGCAGTGGTATAAGGTCGTCCCCGTCCCTGCCGCACGCCGACGCCAAGAACACTAAAAATAGTATGCGCTTCATTTGGTCCCCCGTTTCAGATTATTGTCGCAGGGAACGGCACCGGCGCAAAGCCGCGCCATGGCCGTGTTGCTATATAATTATATGGATCGGAGGGTTAACCGTGAAAGCCACCCTAGAATTTGACCTGCCCGAAGAACGCGAGGACATGGAAGTCGCCATCCACGGGTGGCGCTACAAGGATGCGCTCGACGAGGTTTGGAACGTGTGCTTCCGCCCGCTTTTTAAACATGGTTACTCGAACAGGGAGCTGGCCGAGCTTTGCGAAAAAAGCGACGACGTGTGCCGCGCTATTGAGATTTTGTCCGAGATTTTCCAAGATTGTAAGCGTGACTCAGAATAACCAACACCCAGTTGACCGCCAGCGGCATTAGGCCATAGTGGAGCGTGTAGACCAGCTTGACCGCTGCCCCGACGATGCCGACAACGTGCAGGTGCGTGCGGTCTTTAAAAAGAAAAGACGCAACAAAAATGGCCGTGCCCAGCCAGCCGATAGCTTCCACCATAGTTGGTCCCCCTATGGACCAATTATGACACTATCTGAACATGATCACCCAATAATTGTTGGCCACACCAACGCCAAAGGCAGTGCGGTCGCTATCATACAGGATAGCGGCATTGGCGGGTGACCGTCCCAGGTCCACAATGACGGCCCCTGGCGACGCGTGGCCACAGGCCAATATTTCTGCTGTGGCCGTGGTGCCGCACGCCTTGGCGCGGTCCCAAGCGGTTTGGTCATGTTCGCAAGGCTCGCCCTCGTCGGCGCGTTTTTGCGCAGCGCAGCTTAACCGTGTGTCCAGCTCCAGCGGGTAAAGTCCCCGCGACTCTCTGGCCGCGTTTATTTCGGCGGCAAAAACCATGATTAAATCAAACAAGGCCACGCTCCAAAATATCACGCACCAACTCGCTTAGGGTTACGCCGCCAAGTTTGGCTCGCCGCCTTAGTTCTGTCATCAACTTTTTGGGCACCACCACGCCCAGCATGGTTACGGATTGAGCCAGTTTAGGGCGACCGCCTTTATTCTTAGTCATGGTTTACCTCAGTTCTTAATGAATAGGCGCGTGGTTGGGTAGGTAAAGCTAACCGCGTGCGCTTCAAATGCAAAGCTATTAGGTGCGATGCTAGTTACGTTTTGGCACGAGTTGGCCGAGGGCACCCGCGACTGGTAGGCGAAGTTTTTACGGTTATCGCCCACCGCCTTGATAATGGAGTTATCCCGACCATCCATAAACACGTTACCAAATATCCCATTATTAAACATTACGCGAGCCTCGCCCGTGCAGTTAAGGCCAGCGTAAACTATATAGGCATTGTTAAAATAACCGTTGCTCTTGATCTGGTAGCGCGTGGTGCCATTCACTGCCCAGTAGTCGTTGTTGCTGGTGTCCAGGTGCTTGTAGTAGCCAATGAACACGCCGTTCTCGTCAAGCAATTCTAGTTGCTGTGCGTCTTGGCCATCGGTGCCATCTTGGCCATCTTGGCCATCTTGGCCATCTTGGCCATCGCTACCGTTAATGCCGGTTATAGATTCGCCTTTCTCGCCTTTCTCGCCTTTCTCGCCTTTATCCCCTTTCTCCCCTTTCTCACCTTTATCCCCTTTAGACGCCCCACCTTGCACGGCAACTTGTGTCTCGCTGGCTAGTTGTTGCGCAGTTTCTTGGCCGCACCCGATTAGTAACATGGTTACGATTAGGCTTCTCATTTGGTTATCTCCCCTTCAACTTGTTTAATAGTTAACCCCATCTCGCGGGCAGTCATGTTTATGGCTAGGCGCGCGTCGCCGTATTTTTCCCAGAACAAAATATATTGGGCTAGTGTGGTGTTCATATATCCCCCTCAATGTTTACTAAAGTCTTATCGGTATTATTTAATAAAACTTTAGATGTATTTACCAAGTTTCTTATAACCACCCAGTTCTTCAGCTATATTCCTGATTATAAGAGCGTGTTCATCTTCGGCCAATTCGCCGCACTCAAACAATAGGTCAGCTATTTCTTTTGCTTCGTCAGCCAGATTCAAGGCAAGTTTAGTGTTTGCGCTTGATTTTATGGCTTTTATTTTTAGTTCAAGATTTTTAAAAAGGTTCATTTCTAAATCTCCCTGTTTAGTTTAACAACACCCTTATCGGTATTATTTAATAAAACTTTAGAAAACTTAGAAACACTCTGTTTTGATTAGAAATTAAATTCCGACGAACGCCTTTAGCGGGTAAAAAACCAGGGAATTACGATAACCCCCTGGAGCCGTAACGTGGATCGGGGTCACGGCGTGAAGATTGGCCCAAGCTGGGTAGACCAACATCGAGTTGTCGCGACTGTCGACCGTGGCCTGGTAGTCTGGCACTGTGGTGTTGCCGCCATGGGCAAATCTTTTTTTAGCAATAATCACGTTCACGCATCCCACAATGTTGCCAGCGTCGCGGTGAAACGGGGCAGATATATTGAAGTTAGAAATAGAGCTGGTAAACAAACTGCCGAAGCGCCATTTTTTTTGAACATTGGTTTCTATTATTTCTTTTTGTTTTTCGTAAATGTTCGGGGCCAGCGTTTTAATTATCTGGGCGCTCTCCTCGCTCAAAAGCAGCATGGCTTTGACAAACTTCTCGGCGCTTTTAACGGAGTGAACGGAAGATATGATGGGATAGTTTCGCTTAAACATTGGTTTTGGCGGGACGCCGCCAAGGATTGTGCTGAATTGTTCGACGGCATTTTCCTCGGACCTAAGGGATGAGCTGCGCCGCATCGTCGACTTAGGGACGCGGTCGCTCAATAACTCTTGGTTCGCAAACCCAGCGAGCTTGACGGCCTTTTCCGAATACTTAGCCATGTCCTTGATGTAGAAACCAATCACCTCGCCGTTTAAAATAAAAAGGGAATCTTCCGTTACGTTGGGTTCGATGTCGCCGCAAACATCGCCAACTTTTTTTTCGTGTTCAAATTTTAATAAGTTAATTTCTTTCATTCAAATCACCACTTTTTTACCATGTTTTTTTGCAAAACCAGGGACGTCAAATTTAGCTTCAACACGCCCAAGGCGCTCAACAATCTCGACGTAATCGCCGTATTCTTGCTTCACCCTTTTAGCTGCCGTCGCGTCTTTTTTTGCTTTGTATTCTTCGTTGAGCCCGCCAGCGTTGGTCCCGACGTCTGGGCAACTGACACCCAAGCGATTAAATCGCACGATTCCGTTGCCGTTCTTGATGGTTTGAAGGCAGAAATCTCGGTCCTCTTTTAAGTTGAACCATGGGCGATATTGCCATTTTATTTTCTTAACGTTTACCAGGACGCAAACCTCGACAAATTTGCTGTTTATAGAGAAATTAGATAAATGCCCGTACCACATATATTGTCGGTAATTTATCCCAAACATTTCGAATGGTGTTTTTTTTGCTTTTGCTAAAATTTTAATCCATATTTCAGCGTTTGTTCTTAGGCTCTTGTTGTTCTCGTATTTAGAAAAGGCGCTTACGTCGTCATCGCAAAATATAACCCATTCATCCCCCCGTGCCTGCGCCCACGCCAGCATGAAGTTGCGGACAAAGCCAATGCCCTGGCTGCTTGCACCGATATCTACAACATTCTTCAGGTGGCCATAAGCCGCTACTTCTTGAGGCTCGACGAAATGGAAAACATCAAGGCCGATTTCCTCGAAAAGTTTATGTGTCGTTGTTTTCGGTCGGCCTTTGCTGGGGATGCAAACAATCATTCTGCCTTTTCCTTCTCTTTTTTAAGATGCTGAACAATCAAAGACCCGACATAAGCGCCCTTTTTTCGCCACCACGAAATGAGATCGAACGCCTCTTGGTAGTCGTCCTGCTCAAACTCGATTTGAATAGACTTCCTAGTGCCGTCTTTAAGTGCCTCGGCATCGTCAGTTAAGCCATCGTCGTCGAGGATTGACTCGTCAAATTCTTCTGCCCCAAAATCATTGAAAGAAAATCCTATCAAACCATCTTCAAAATTTTGCTCTTTTAAAAATTGCATCTCAAGATTCAAGGTTTCCATGTCCCAACCCGACAACTCAGCTAGCCGGTTATCCGCCAACACATACGCGCGCCTTTGCGTGTCCGATAGGTGGCCAAGCGTGATAGTGGGCACGGTTTCCATGCCTAAAAGAGAGGCGGCTAGTGCGCGCCCATGGCCGGCCACGATGTCGTTGCCAGTGGAAATTAGGATGGGGTTAACAAAGCCGAATTCTTTTATCGACC